AAGGGTGGAATTACATATAACATGAGGCAGGACACGGCAAACAACGCGAGTTGTTTATGCCGGGCAACGAGAAAAGCATTCACTCATCAAGTAACAAAGCAACACAAGAGTAAGCTTCGGTGAGGGTACTAGTACTGTTGAGGTCGGACAACATCAGGTTGACTGGTGTTGACGTGAGACCTGTGGCACCAATACGCACAGTCCGAGTGGTGCTCGTGGCCAGGAAAGTAGTGAAACCATTGGTTGGCGCAGCCGAGACGTTAAGAAAAGCAAATTCGCGATTCAAGTCCAAGCGTGTGCCGGGTTTTACTTGGTCCAGGGGAGCATCAACAAGAGAAGCCTCGTCAAGGTTGGGTATTCTAGCACTCAAAGCATAGGCATAAGCATGACCAGGTACCAATCCAGATAGAACATATTGGGTTGTTCCATTAGGTGGATTAGGAACCAATGGTACAGGAACAGTGTCAGAAGGAGCAAACGGTAACAGAGTAGTCGTGGCCGAAACCACGGGTTCGGGGTTGATCTGGGGTGTGTTGAACGAGACAGTCCAGTCAATGAACAAGGAGCCAGCTTGCAGATCACCAGCAAGCAATTCCCCATTGAAATTGATTGGATTGGTTATTTGAATCAAATAACCTTTGCCTTGTTGTGAAAATCGGGCGTTCTGTTTGTCAGCACCAGTGAAGTAAAATTGTCGGTCAGACCGCATCGCCATTGGTATTCGCTTTGGAACGTGGAAATTCCATTGCTGAGCACCAGTTTGCGCGACAGCCTGGCGGATCAATGCAGATTCGTCGGTGATGACTGTGGGATCGTCACTAGGATCAAGGTCAACATAGAACACAAATTGACAAGCCAATGTGGTTGGTACAGCCGGTACCCACCGCACGTGGAACTTGTCAAATTTGAAGAACTCCCAGAGATTGGCTAATTGTGTGAGTCGCGTGCCAGGATAGGCAGAAGGTGACACCGGGAAAGACGCAATTATCTTTCCGGCGCCACTGACACCCGATCTGACCGTGGCGACTTGCAAGAAGTCACTCCCGGAAAGCTTGGTAATACCGTTCTGTATTGGACGTACGTTCGAACTAGCAGCAGAATAAGACAAAGCAGTGGCAGACAAATTATTGCCACCACCGCTGTTTCCGTTCCGTTTTGGTTGTGTTCGTCGTTTGGGTTGGTTGGTCCCGTTACCGTTACCGTTCTTTCCATTCGCCATTGCACGTAAATAACAAATAAAATTGATTCACTTTAATATGCATCCATCCTCCTTCCTCCGATGTGACAGCTACTCGTCATAAAACATGACACCTTCCATTTGATAGCGGTCCTCAGCGGTCAAACGGTGTTTGAACTGAAGATCACAAATCATCTGTCGAGTGTGTGCGAAATGCAGAGAAGCGTCTAGTGTATTCACATCGGCGCACGTCATTGCCAAATTGAGCGCAACAGACTCAGCAATGACGTCGTGCGTGTCATTGTCACCCAGAGTTGGTATGGGCCACGCCGAACGCAGAGTAGACATGAATTTCTCCTCTGCAGTCAGCGCGTCAAATACGCGTTCTTCATCTAGGCCATGCGCACGCATGGTTGCTCGTATGTACGATGACAGGACTGGTGTCTCGGGGTCCATTGACAAATATCCGGTCAGTTTGCAATGCAAAGAATCGATGGCAGACCGCACGCCGTTACACACGACAGGCAATTTGCACAGAGCTTTCTTAACATCAAAATGAGACCAGTTATAGTGCCGCGCATCAGGGTAAATGCGGCTTAGGAACGAAACACGTCCGGTTTGCGTAAGGTCAACGTCATCTAATTTCAGTTTCAGACCCATGCGCGTTGCAACGATCATGTAGTCTGCACCAGCCGCATCCAGACCATCATCACCATACTTCGGTCCAATGAGACGCATTGCTTCCACTGGCGTTTTGCCTTTGAGGCGCCACGCGGCGTAAACAACGAATGCATTGATTAAAGTATTTCCGATGGTAGTGAGCGGTGATCCAGACAATCTTGATCCACCAGTGTTGTAACGCACACCATACTTAGTTTTGGCTTGCTGCTTGAGTTCGTTTTGTAGCAGCTTAGTCAAGTGTCGTGTGTGTCTCCGATTAAAGAATTTGAGCAGACAAGCAAACTCGACTTTCTGTCGGAGGGAAGCGGAAATGGTACCGTCAAAACGGCTGTAATCAGTCTCAACCAGATTAAACAACTTTGAAAACAGTCCGGACACGTATGTGAATATACCAGTTGCAATAATCCATGGTGTACAACCAGGATAATAGAACTTACCAGCGCCAATTGACTCGGGTCCGAAAACCGTCTTCAAGTGTTTGGCAAAGGCGTAGGTATATTGTGACAACTGTCGTGTGTGGTCAGTTTTCACAGTAGAGATGTTACGGGGATCGGACACTTTGACGTAAGCCTCACTCTTCTGAAAAGATTGTACTTTTCCTGCGTCGTCAGGCGTGTGTCTTTTAGCACGATCAGTCCGTAACTTCTGGTTGGCGAGTGTTTGTTGGGCATCAACTTCCTCGAGGGTCCAAGGATGACCAGTGCCGAGTTTGCCGCGGGGTAGTTCGTTGTCTTGTGGTGTTTTACCAGCCATTAAAGGTCTGGCGCACAAGTCAGCGAATTCCTCAGCAATAGCCGACAGTTCGTCATCTAGCTCAACATTGTTTGCAACTTTGTCAACGCGTCCGACGATGCACGCAGTGTCGTTTGTTTTCCCAGCAACGGGCGCGACAGCGACATCCTCAGCCATGACAAGGGGGTCACAAAGAATTTTGGCAGTTGGTTTTCCGTCCTCATACTTGTTAAACTTCCGCAGTGTTCCAGTTGGAATCATTTGATAATTGACGCGGAGTTTATTAAGATCAGGGCGGGTGCCACGGAGAAAAGTGTGTAATACATAAGGTCCAGAACCATCAATGTTGATATTAGCACGTGTGAGAATGCCAGAGACGTCACCAAGGGCAGTCTTATCACCGTGTTGATCATGATAATCAACCAAAACACGCATAACGGTCTCGGGGATAGAAACACATTCAGCAGTGAGCTGATCTTTGTGCATAACCTCGACGTTGAAGCGGTGTTTCTTCTGGTCATAAAACGTTCCATAAACGTATCCGGGTTTCTCGTCCACGTTCTGGGCTGGTTGAATTTCGTTGACAGAACCGTAAGTATACTCGGCACCAGTGATGTAAGCGATAGCACGATGCAACCAGTATGGGAGGTAAGATCGGACGACCGGTATGATCGACACAAACGCTCGACATTCGGTATTTGGTTGACGCAAGATTTCTATTTTGCAAATGCTGAAATCTCGCGGAATCAAACCGAACCAAGAACGTTGTATGCGCACAAGGTCATTCGAGTAGTCCCAAAGTTTGGAAGTGTAGACGGCACCACCAGTAATACGCTCCTCGTATACACCAGGAGATACATGTCGGTATTCTGTTGATCCGTCATTTAACACACCTGCCAAATGGTTAGGAATGCACGTGTAAAGCATCATTGGATTCATTGCATACTTCGAAAAGTTATCGAGATAGTAGTCAACGTCAACCATTGAAACAATGTGGTCTGGACAAAGTTTGTCATCACGAGTTGCAGTCCCAGTACCCAAGTCGCGATCACCGTAGACAAGACGAGTTCCCTCGACTTTCCACTTGTTTTCGCGTCTGGATGTTGAAACATCATAACGTCGATATTTGACATCACTCGTCCCGTTGTGGAAGTTGATGAAGTCTGTGATGGTGGTAGTGGCTTGACAGCGTTTGTCGGCCTCGAACGGATGAGCATGGTTTACAACCGTTGAACGATAAACTTTAGGTTCGGAAACCACGAATTTCTCGCGCAGGTTCTTAATTAAGGCAGCATTCATCGTACAAGTGTAATAGTCAACCAACACAGAAAATATCCATTGTCCATATTTGCGTCGCAACGCGGCGATTGTAGTGAGAACACCAATCACTATGGAAGTTGGTATTCCGAAATAGCGGAGCGTGAAAATCAAAATGCGGTAAAGCCAATACCGCATGGTATTTGTCATGCTTGCAGAAACAATCATAACGAAACTTGATGTGGTCAGTGTTTTCACAATCTGACAGAAATAACAAACAGTCAACAGAGTGCTTGTCTTATCGCGGGATATTAGTGATAATACGCGGCGATGATAAATTTAACGAGTTATGCTCGGTCACTACTCAAC